TAACTTAATGGGCACAATGAAACAAAGCTGGCCGAAGACATGGGGCTGGATACCAGATAATATGGCAACTTTGGATGACGATAGTCCAGATGTTAAACGTATTAAAAATATTAATGAAGGTGTAGGTCTATCCTTTGCTAGTGATTTTATTTTAGGTGCTAACAAACTAATCAAATCTATAAAAGGAGTTGATGAAGCAACACAATGGATACCTAAAAGTGAACAAGCTAAGAATTGGGTAAAGAGTCAGGACCTTAAATTTGGAAATCTCTCCGATAATGTAGGAGAGGATGCAATGATGGTAAATGACGCAAGACGTGTTGCAGAGCTAGATGATATTGGTAGATACAACATAAGCCAAGGTGCTGACCTAAATAAACCTGTTAAGGGAGTACATGATATTTATGACGATTACGAAATAGGTTACAGATCAGCTGATTCAGGAGGATTACTTGGAGCTGAGTTTGATTCATATCGTATGGCTAATAATATTGATTCAGTACATGGAAGAGTTGGAAGTGTATTCACTCCCGGAGCGATGAAGAATAGCTTAGATCTAGATGATCTAGGAATGAAAAAGTTAAGTGCTATCAGTAAACGTATTAAAGATGTAGATATAGATTGGAAAGGTTCTAAAGGTCAATATATTAAAAAAGCTGATGTTGTAAAACATGGAGAAGATCTTGCAGCTGCTCTTTATGATTTCGATAGTGTCGATCAAATGAAGAGAGTTCTAGATAAGAAATTCTTTAAAGGTATAGATGCTGATACACAAATTAGGACATTAAGTTCTGAAGGAGTTGTTGGAGTTGTTAAAGCTATTGGAAAGTATTTTGATGATTATCTAAATATGGACTTAGCTAAAGCTCAAGCTTATGTACGAGAATCTCTATCTGGTCAAGTATCTGATATGGCTGAAGCTATGAGATATATGGATGGAACAGCTGCTGTTAAACAAGCAAAAGCTAATATTTTAGATAGGTTAGAGTACTTGATGAGAATGCAAGCCATGACGAAGTACGTCAGAGGTAGAGCATTATCAATGTTAAATTGGCAGCAAAAGATTGGTGCAGTATTCAGCAGTAAAGGAAAGAAGAATCAATTATTTGACGAAGCAATCACTCTTATAAATAAAGAAAAAGATATAACAGCTGATCAATTAAAACTAATTAAGGAAGATACTCGTAGAACAATTAATTTAATAAAAGAGTTAGATCAAACAAAACCACATATGCTCGAGCCACTTATGTTGGCTTATGAAACAGCTGATGGAAATGTTAAAACTATTTCTCAATTAAATACTTGGTTTAAAGGTTCTACATCTGATTTCACAAGACTTATATACGATAGATCTCCAAATATGCCATCAGTATTAACTCAAGCTATATGGGGTAATATCTATAACTCTGTTCTTTCGGCTTTCGGTACACCTATTAAAGCTGGTTTCTCGAACATGGTTCTAATGATTGAACGACCTCTAGCAACTATGGCTGGAGCTATTGGTAATCCAGAGCTAATGAGACGTGCTCAATATATGTACACAGTAGGAATGGTGGATACTCTCCAACAAGCTACTAAACATATGAAAGTGGTATTTAGACAAGCTTGGAAAGACCCTAGTTCTGTGAACTACATTATGAGATCTGATATAGCAGTAAAGAACGATAGAACTATGAAAGCTCTACGCTCTTTTGCTGATGCCAAGATGATGGAAGGATATGAAGGACCTTCAATGATGCTTCATAGAATTGAAGCTTTGAATGATTTAGCTGAACATCCTGCACTAAGATTTAGTGCTAACGCTATGACAGCGTTTGACGGATTTGTAAGATCATTTATTGGTTCAGTCGAAGCTCGTGGTCAAGCATACGATTTACTTAAGAAAGGAAAAGGTCAAATAACTGAGAGACAACTTAAGTCGATTAGTAAAGGTATATACGATGAGATGTTTGATGAGACAGGAATGATATCAGACAAAGCAGTCCAGCACGCAAGTAAAGAAATCGCGATGAACATGGATATGCCAGTTGTTGATGGAATGAATGAACTACTAAGACATGTCCCAGCTCTTAAACCTTTTATGATGTTCCCTCGTACCGCAGCCAACATGATTGCGTACACAGGAAGTCATAACCCCCTTGGTTTATTTGTTAGAAGTTGGAATGATTTTAAGTATGCTTTTGATGACCCTAGAACCAGTACAGCAAACGTCCAGAAACTGTTAGCTGCTAGAGATATTGATGTAAACAAAGTAGATATGCGAGCTGCATATGACACTATCAGAGCTGAAATGCTTGGAAGAAAAGCTATCGGTACTCTTAGTGTTATGTCTGCTGTCGGAATGATGACTACAGATCGGCTACATGGAAACGGACATTACGATAAAACTACACAGAGAACAAGAAGGGACCTTGGTTGGGCACCTAGAAGTTTCAAAGGTTGGGATGGTAAATGGTATAGCTATGACGGATTAGGAGCTATTAGTGATTGGATTGCTTTAACAGCAGACATCATGGATAACGTCGATACTCTTGAAAACTTTAATGATGTAGAAATCTGGTTAAATAAAGCTGGATTCTTATTAAGTGCAAACCTTACTAACAAAACTTTCTTAGCTGGACTAGAACCTATGTTTGATATCTTTGCAGGAAACCCTGCGGCTTTAGGTCGTTGGACTTCTAGTTTTGGTAGTGGACTTGTTCCCGGTTCTGGACTAAGAAATGAACTTAGTAGATTGCTTACTCCTCAATTAAAAGAAGTAGAACAAGAGTTTAGTCAACTTATGGCTAACAGAAATGTCATCGCTAAAGACATGCTTCCAGACAAATACGACTGGGTAGATGGTGGAATTGTTAGAGAACCTGACAGTTTCCTTGGCAGATTATGGAACACATATATGCCAGCTTTCAAATCTAGTGGTGCTATTAGTCCAGAAAAACAATTCTTAATTGATATTGGTTTTGATGCTCGTCCTCAGTTGAACACTAATGGTAAAGGTATCGAATACTCTCCAAAAGAAAGATCAGCTATTACCGACATGTTAGGTAAAGATGGAATCTTTAAACGTGAAGTAGCCAGAATCATGAAGACTCAAGCTGGTAGAGAATTTATTAAAGATCTCAAGAAAGCAAGAAGTACTGGAGTTGAAGTAGATAGAAAGAAATTTAATAGGATTCATACTTTGATCACTAATGCCTTACGTAGAGCACAAAATATTGCTGCCAGCCGTATTGAGCAGAGGGGACAAATAGAACAGAAAACAAGTCTGAATAAACAACTAAATGATGCCCATTTACGTGGCGACGTAGACGAAATTATAAGACTTCAAAAAATTCGCAATAGTCTCTAAAGACAAATGACAACTACATATACCGATAACGGGACTAATACTCCTAATGGAACCCATTTGGATTTCACCTTTACTTTTCCCGTTTTACAAACTGAAGATGTGAAAGTTGCTCTTAATGGAGTAACACAAACTACAACTAAATATTCCGTATCCACCTCGCCCACCGCAAAAATAACTTTTAATAACACCAGCGTTGATAGCTCTGTACAAGAAAGTACAGGTGCTCCTAAGACTGGTGTTCTAGTAAGAGTTTATAGAGAGACAGTAGTCCACAAAAACAATGGTGACTCTGACCCTAAAGCTGTATTTTCAGTTGGGTCAGCTATTCGTGCAGGAGATCTTAATAACAACGTAGATCAAGCTTTGTTCGGTATAGCTGAGTTACAAGAGAGAAAAACCCAAACTGAGAATATTCAAGATGGGGCAGTAACAAGTAATAAGATTCTTGATGGAACTATTGTTGATGCTGATATTAGTGGAAGTGCTGCTATAGCACAAAGCAAGATTGCTACAGGAAACTTACCTAGTGGCATAACCGTTAATTCAGGAAACATCGTAGATGGTTCTATTGTTATTGGAGATCTTCAACCGGGAACTCTTGACAGTAGATACTATTCAGAAACTGAACTAGATGCTGGGCAACTAGACAATAGATACTACACAGAAACTGAGCTTAATGCTGGACAATTAGATAATAGATATTTTACAGAGACCGAGTTAAGTGGAGGTCAATTAGATAACAGATACTTCACAGAGACAGAATTAAATGCTGGTCAATTAGATACTAGATATTTCACAGAGACTGAATCTGACGCTAGATTCTTACGTCAAGATTCAACTGACGTTATAGATACTGCGGCTACTTGGACTATAGGAAATACTCACGTTGCAACAACTGGAGCTATCGAAGCTCGTATTGTTGACCTTATTGATGACGTTGGTGGCTTTGATGCGATAGCTAATGAAACCAGTTTCCCGGCGACAAACCCACAAGGTACTGCTGGACAATCTGCAATCCTTAGTATTGCTGCTGTGTCTACAACTTTAACTCCAACCGCTAATGTAATTACTATTGCTAACGGAGCTGGAACTGGAAATACAGTCACAATTAATAACGTAACTGCAAGTTCAATTCCTAGTGGATTTGGATTATTAGTTGAATCTACTGCGACTACTCATACATATAATTTCCATAGATTAATTCCTAAAGCTTTAGACGTTAATACCGTTGCAACCAACGTTACTAACATTGCAGCTGCTGGTGCGAACGTAGTTGATATCAATAACTTTGCTGATAAATATATTATTAGCAGTTCAGCTCCTACTCAAAGGAATGATGGCTCGTCATTGCAGAATGGCGATCTTTGGTACGACAGTTCCAACCTTGTGATGATGGTTTATGACGGAACCGCAGGAGATGGTTTCTCCCCTATCACACCTAGTCAATCAACTATTACAGCTATTAATAGTGTTTCTGGTCACGTTACTTTTACAGAGGATTTAGGAAGCATTGCTGATGCTATAAATACTGGCTCAGGAAATAACTCTATCAATACTGTTGGAGCTGCAATTACAAATGTCAATACGACTGCGACAAACATTGCAAACGTAAATACAGTTGCAGGAGCAATAGCAAACGTTAATACGACTGCTGGAAGTATTGCAAACGTTAATACTGTTGGAGCTGCAATAGCTGATGTTAATAGATATGCAAATGAATATCTCATTCAAAGTGGAACTCCATCATCTCCCAGCGGAGGAGATCTTTGGTTCAACTCCACAGCTAATCAACTTAACTATTACAACGGAACTGCATGGGTAGCTATAGCTCCCGGTATTGCTGGATTAATAAACGACGCTAACCCTGCGTTAGCAAATCATCTGGACTGCAACGATAAGAACCTTACTGAGGTAGGGACAGTTTCTGGAGACAATTTACAAATAGATTTCGGTACTCTTTAAATGGCAAAATTATTAAAATTAAGACGTGGTACTACAACTCAGCACGGGTCATTTACTGGTGCTGAAGGCGAAGTAACAATAGATACTACAAAAGATACAGCTGTCGTACATGACGGCTCACAAGCTGGTGGAAGACCTCTTCTTAGAGAAGACTTATCTAACCTTCCAGCAGGAACAATAGATAACGCAGACATTAACGCATCTGCTGCAATAGCTGGAACTAAGATTTCTCCAAACTTTGGAACTCAAGATATAACTACTGAAGGTAAGATCTTATTTTCAAACTTATATCCTACTGAAGCTTCCTTACCTAATGCCAGTACTTATCATGGTATGTTCGCTCATGTTCATGGGACAGGAGCTGCTTACTTTGCTCATGGTGGAAACTGGATAAAATTAGCACAAGTTGATGGGTCTGATAACCTTGCTGTCGCTGGAAACATTACAGTTACAGGAACAGTTGATGGTAGAGACGTAGCCGCTGACGGTACTAAATTAGACGGTGTGGAATCTTCAGCCACCGCAGATCAAACTGCTGCTGAGATAAGAACACTTGTTGAGTCAGCTACTGACAGTAACGTTTTTACTGACGCTGACCATACAAAATTGAACGGCATTGAAGCGTCAGCGACTGCCGATCAGACAGCTGCTGAAATAGCATCTGCACTTAATGGGCAAGATGTGTTAACAACAGGAATTATAGGAAGAGATAGTACTGATTATTTTTCTTTTACAGACAATACACAATGCGATCTTTATATAAACGGTAGCAACGAGTTTAGATTTGAAGCTGATGGCGATTTTCATGCAGATGGAGACGTTATAGCTCAATCAACAACTACAGCATCTGATAGAAGACTAAAAGAAAATATTGAAGTAATACCTAATTCTTTAGAAAAAGTACAAGCATTAAATGGTGTGTCCTTTGACTGGAAGAAGACTGGAGAAAAGAGTGCTGGTGTTATAGCTCAGGAAGTACAAGAAGTACTACCAGAAGCTGTGAAGGAAGTAACTCCAGTAGGAGGTGGAGATAGTCACTTAACAGTTAACTATCATGCTTTAACTTCAATTCTTATTGAATCAATCAAAGAACTAAAAGCAGAAATAGAAGAATTAAAAGGAGGTAAATAATGGCTTGCCCAGATAGCGGTCCAATTAAAATCTCTGATTTAGTAGCTGAATTTGGTGGTAATGCTCCTCATGCTTTGAGTGAGTACTATCGTGATGGAGGTGAAGTTCCCGGGAACAATACAAGTGTCCCAACTTCTGGACAGATATCTTTAACTCAGTTCTATTCAGCTGTTAATGAAATACAACACATAATAAGCACCAATACAAATCACTTCAATGCACAAACTGCATTCAGTTCCCATTGGAATACAACAGTCCCAAAGAGAGTTATTATCAACTCCGGAGTAACTGTTGGTGCTACAACAGGTAATGATGCTTTCCATATCCCTTCAGGAATGGCAGGCACATTAGTCATTGATAACAATGGAAATATCCACGGGCATGGTGGAGCTGGTAGCTCTTCAGGTGCTGGTTCAGGCGGTGGCGATGCAATGCAATGCGACCAATCTACTGGAGTAACTGTTAACAATAACGGACAAATCTACGCCGGAGGTGGCGGAGGTGGAATCGGTGGTAGCGGTGGCTCTGGCGGAACTGGCGGCGGAGGAGGTACCGGAGGAAACGGTCATATTAACCGTAAATACTACGGTCCCGGTAGATATCAATATATCAACGGACGACTTGACGGTACCAACTCTTGTTGGTTCTACGCGGCTAGTCATACCTATGCAGTTTGGGGTGGCTATACCAACCAATGTTATGACTCAGGTTGTGACGCTTATTGGTGGTGTTATGAAAACGTCTATACCAACGGAGGTTCCGGAGGTTCAGGTGGTGGCGGTGGAAATGGCGGTGCCGGAGGTGCCGGCGGAAACGGTCAAGGTCATAACCAAGCTCAAGCTAATGGTTCAGCTGGTGCAGCTGGTACATCTGGCTCAGGTGGTTCATCTGGAGCTAACCCCGGAAATAATGCCGGACAAGGTGGTACTGGAGGAACCGGTGGAACCGGAGGACAAGGTGGAACTGGCGGAAACGGTGGTACATGGGGTACTGCTGGAGGTGCTGGAGCTACAGGAAATACTGGAGACACAGGAGCTACTGGAGCTACTGGAAACAACGGAAACCAAACTAATGGTGGAAGTGGTTCTGGAGGTAGTTCAGGTTCTGGAGGTTCCGGTGGTTCTGGAGGAGGTTCAGCTGGATACTACATAAAAAATAGAAGTTACGTAACACTAAATCAAAACGGCAACGTTGCCGGTCAATAACTATGGCAAATTTAAAATTTAAAATTAAAGATGTGACTGTCAACACCGTCGGAGTTGAATACGAAGATGGGTCAGTCGCTACAGTTCCTATTACGAAAGGAATGAATCAAGAACAAATTTATGATGTTGTAAAAGCTTATAACTATAAATTTGATGAGTTTGAAAAACAGAGTGACGTTCCAGTTACTGCATCAGAGGATTGGATTCAATTAACCCCTGAAGAAGAGAGAAAGTTTACATATAAAGAAGCAAGACAGTTTGCAGCACCCCAGCTGTGGGAAGTTGTCTATGCAGACTACTTAGCAAGAAAAGGGGATACTTCTTATCAAGTAAAGATTGATGAAAAGATAGACGCATTACTTGCTGCGTTCCCTAAAGACGACAAAACTTATACCCTAGAAGAGATCAGGAAATGGGATGAAAGTTAATCATTCTCCATTTATAAATGAGACAGCAATAAATCCTTTAAACGGAAGATTATATTTTCTACAGGATTGGTATGAAGTCTGCAATGGAAATAACTTAGCAATCATTAGATTCGATGATATTGAACTAGAGGAACCTAAACACCGGGATAGAGTACTTAATTGTGAAATCCGATATCCCGGGATTCTTTATAGGGAAGATGGTAAGAGAAAACTTAAGTTAATAGACGGTAGACATAGAATCAAACGTCTACAAATACTTGGTGCAAAAGAAGGAATGTTTTATGTACTAAGACATAAGCACTTGTGGAAACTTACTCATAGACCTTTAAAAGAAGACTACCCAAAACCCACCATGATTAGATGAGAATACTCGATGATTTTTTAAGTAATGAGGATTTTTATAAATTAAGAGATAAAGTTTTAAGTCCAGACTTTCCATGGTTTTTCCAAGAAGGTAAAGTTGAACCTAACGATGGTTTTAGATACGGACACTCTGTATGGATGCCACTTAATGCACTCGTTACACCTTTAAGTTTTGAGCTTTATAATCTGATTGCTCCGATAATAAATAAATTAGAAGCGAAAGCAATTACAAGAATAAAGCTAAATTCTGACATAATTACTGAAGAACCTCACGTTAGTAAGTACCATGTCGATAATGATTGGTGTAACGATAAATATGCGTGGACAGGTATCTATTACCTAAATACTAATAATGGTTATACAGAGTTTGAATTTGGAGGGAAAGTTGGCTCTGTCGAAAATAGATTGCTTCTATTTAGGGCAGACCAAAACCATCGAGGAGTAGGACAGACAGATATAACTAGAAGAGTAGTTCTCAATATAAATATGATGTTGAGCGATGGAAATCCCTATACTTGAACTTCCGGGTCCATTCTTTATAGACACAGTATCAATACCTTTACCTACAGGTAAGGTTCCTTTTTATAAACCTTTAGTTATACCTCCGAGTCAATTGCAGGCACCTGAAGGTGTAGAAGCGGAAGCAACTGAAGAACCAGAAACTGGAATAAGGAGAGTTGATGTCCCATTTACGGATTTCAAAATGCCTCTCCCGGAAAACGAAATATTAGTAACGGCTGGAACAACTGCGGTTGTTTCTGTAGCAGCCACCCTTACGGCTACAGCAGCTTTTAAATGGGCGGTTACTGCACTAAAACCAATACTTAAAACAGCATGGAAGAAGATAAGCCAATCAAAGAAAAAGGTTTAATCGGAAAATTAAAAGACATTGGCGAAGAGAAAGAACATACAATGGAAATCCTTGGATCTCTGGTCCGATTGGGTGTAGTTGTATGGTCTGGTTTCATTATTACGATGAACTACATCGAAATACCAATGGTTAAGAAGTCTGGGAATAGCGATATCACTTTCGTAGCCAGCGTTTTTACGGGAGCCCTAGCCACATTCGGTTTGACTACCGGAAAGAACGGTAATGGCAAACCACCGATATGCCCTATGGCAAAGAAAACAACACCAAAAGCATGAAGAAATTAATTCTGCTTTTAGCTCTGTGTGCACCCAGCATGGCTAGAGCCAATACTGTCACTCCCCAGTTCACAACAGGGAGTATGAATAGTACGACTACTACAACTCAGACCATTACAGAAACGGAGCAGCGTCAGGTCTTCGGGGCTGCTGTGAACACGTGGTCTGGTACAAACATAACTCCATCAGCAGATATCACAGGAACTGGTACAACATTTTCTGTGACTAATGCAGGCAGCCCATGGACATTAGAAACAACAACGAGGTCAGCTGGCTTAGTAGAACAGATCGACTTTACAAGAACATACAACATAAACTCTACTACTACTTCGCTGTCTGTATTCTCTCAGTAAGTCCAGTACTAGCTGAGAATGACAACGTAAGTAACCCCGTGGCAGCCGCGACTGGAAATGTGACCAATCAAGCTGTGCAATTTCAAAATAATGGAGCACCAAGCCGACAATCCTTTGGTAGCAACGTTTCTTGTAATGGCAGCACGATGACGTTTAGTCCATTTTATATGGGCAACGATACGCAACCAGAGACAGAAGATGGTTACGTCATATCTGAGAACTGGGGGTTTCAACTAAACTTCTCAGTTCCTTTAAATCGAGACTTGACTAAGCAATGCGAACGTATGGCTGAATCAAAGATACAAAAAGATCGTCTCGATTATGAGCTGGTACGTGCTCTCAAATGTGCCGAACTACAACAAAAGGGATTCACGATTCTCCCGGGTACACGTGTCTATGGCATGTGCTCGGATATCGTCCCTATTCAATCATTATTAAATCAAAAAAATGTTAGCAATTCTAAAACCACTCGTTCTAAGTAGTTTAAAAAGTGAAAAGTTTAAGAGATTTGTCGTGGACTTACTTGAGAAACTCGTAGAACAGACTGATAACGACTTAGACGACAAAGCACTAGAAGTTGTAAAGAGAGGTTTAAAGCTTGACTGATACAGCCGAAAGGTTGATATACAACGAGTTTCTACCCAGCCATGACTTCAATATTCTAAAGAAACATTTTCAATCCCCCAATATGTATTGGCGTATTGTGGAAGCTAGGAAGTCAGATTTAAAACGTAGATATACTCACGATAAAAATAACGTCGAAGATTGGAGAGTCTATAAGGACGAAAACTTCGGACATGACCCGTTTGAGTGGATGATGGTGCATACCTTCTACCACTTCAACGAAGGTATAGTTACTCCGGTAGATGGTTATTGGGATATGATGTACGACACTCTGTTAGGCAAAGTCCAACCAGATTGTCTTATTCATCTCCAAGCTAATTGTGATGCTGCTATTAAAGACAAGCCATTAGCACAATGGCATGTCAATCATGATATTGGCGCGGATTGCTGGACTGGAGTTTTATGGTTAAACGAATGCGATGGATATGTGGAGTTACTAGATAATAGGGCTCCAGTTAAATCTAAAGAAAACAGATTTGTAGTATTCAAGTCAAATCTTTGGCATAGATTTATACCATCAACCAATCTAGCGAGAAATCAGTATATCACTCTTAATTTTTTCAAAAGCGAATTACCCGAGAATGGAGCCCCATTTTGAAGGTACAAACATACCCAGACAAAATTACAAGCCCCTTACAGGCGATTCTGAGAGGACCAAAATGGCAGCAAACAACATTTTAAAGATAAAAACCACTAGATTTCCTGATTACATCTATAATCTTGACCCTGAGAGATATAAGGACCAAAAGAATAAAATCTTAAAAATTAGGAAAGCAAAGAAGAAAAGTAAAAAGAAAAACGCATGAAGAAAGCAACTGAAGAACAGTTCAATGAACTACATCAGTTGGTCACACAAGAATTTCTAGACAGAGTTAAAAGCGGAGAAGCTACAACTCAAGACTTAAAAGCAGCATGTGATTGGCTGAAGTCAAACGATATTAGTGGAGTTGCTTATGACGGCAGCCCACTATCAAAGCTGGCAAGCGTATTGCCTGAAATAGACCCAGATTTAGTAAAGGCAAAACTCTATGGCAAAGTCAGGAGCTAAGTATGCCAATGGCAACTATAAAGCTCAACAAAAAGCATACAACAGAACAGAAAAGGGATTAAAACTACGTGTCAACGCGAATGCTATTAACAGAGCCAAAGGTACTTATGGCAATGGTGACGGGAAAGATGTCGCCCATAAACCGGGAAAACAAAACAGTAAAAACCCGAAAGACGCAACCTTGCAGTCTCCATCTAAAAACAGAAAAAGCAGACTCAAAATACGTAAAGCATGACCCCTCTACTACCAAGTCCTAAACATTACTTACACAATTTAATAACCATGACAAGTTCAGATTCAAAACGGCTCTGGAGAAGAGCTGTGAAACAGCACTTCAATTGTCAATGTGTTTATTGCGGAAAAACTTATGAAGAAAACGAACTCACACTCGATCATGTCAAACCTCTTAGCAGAGGTGGAGAAACTCTTACGAAGAATATCGTATGTGCCTGCAAGAAGTGCAATCAGGATAAAGGTAGTAGAAACTGGCTCCAATGGATGAGACATCGTTGGGGACCTAGACCAATACGAGAAAAAATGATAAGCGACCACCTCGCTGCATAGATAATTTACCGCCCCGCAAGGGGCTTTTTTAATGGCTAATAAATTTATAGATGAGTTAGGTCGAACGACACTATCACAAGAAGACTATTTTAAAAAAGCAAAAATAATATGGGATAAAATGCCAAGAGGTAGTCATAAGTGGCCGGCTATTAGAGAAGCTCTTGGTATTGGCTATTGGGTTCCTAGAGGTGGGACCGAAAAAGTCGAATGGATGATTAAACCTAATCCTAATAGTAAAAAATGGGGATTTCAAAGATCACAAATTAACCCGGGTCCGGGTAGTACAGGAAGAACTGGTCAAATGGACCTTACCCGTGCGAACAGAGCAGTCAATGCAGCACCTACCAAGGGTAGAGAAGGAGAATCAGCAAAATGGGTTAAGAAACATATTACTGACTGGAACAATGGACAAAATCCTTGGAACACAAAACTTACCAGTCTTGACCCTGAATTTCGTCAATGGGAACACAGGATTAAAGTGTCTGACCCATTTTGGAAATCAGCTGATAATGACCTTCCTTATAAAGCTGGAGATGTAGAAAACTTTACTTGGACTAATCCAAAGCAAGTAGATTTAAAAAATACAGGAGAAATGAGGTTTGGTAAGGACTTTATTTTTGATGTAGATGAATTTACAGGGGACGTAATCTATACACCTAGGCAGGGATTCAATCCACATAGCTCAAAGTTTAAAACATTTACAGGTCATGTAGACGAAACAGTCAAAGCTGCTAAGAAGCTTAAACCGGCTGTTAAAGGTGCAAAATTGGTTGGAAAAGCAATACCTTATGTTGGCGCAGCAGTTTCACTAGCTAGTTTTGCTGATGGAGCTAATGCAGCAATGAGAAACCCATCTGCGAAAAACTTCCAGAAACTAGGATTAAGAACTCTTGATGTAGGTTTAGAAGCTGTAGATTTCTTTACTGTAGGTCTATCTACACCATTAACCCTGTCAGCTCAAGCTGGTCTAATGGCTACAGAAGAATTTATTGATGGCAATATAGGAGGTCTGTCTAAAGCTGCACGTAAGGAAGAAGTCAGAAGACAGACAGAAGGGGGCTACTATGACTTCACAACGATGTAAACCCTATTTATACACATTCGTATATGAATGACAATTTAACCGCCTTACAGGGCGATTTCAAGCTGTTTCTGCAAGCTTTATGGAACCAGCTTGATCTACCTTCACCTACTAGAGCACAATATGCGATTGCAGACTATTTACAAAACGGTCCGAAGAGACTCCAGATTCAAGCGTTTCGTGGGGTTGGCAAGTCTTGGATTACTGGGGCTTTCGTCCTTTGGACTCTATTTAACGACGTTGAAAAGAAAATAATGATAATTTCGGCTTCTAAGGAGAGAGCCGACAATATGAGTATCTTCTTACAGAAACTAATTATCGAAACACCATGGCTTTCTCATTTACGCCCGAAGTCCGACGATGCAAGGTGGTCAAGGATAAGCTTCGATGTGTTGTGCTCGCCCCACCAAGCTCCAAGCGTCAAATCGGTAGGTATAACTGGTCAGCTAACCGGAAGCCGCGCCGATTTAATGATTCTGGACGATATCGAAGTCCCCGGTAACAGTATGACTGAGCTTATGAGGGAGAAACTCCTTCAGCTCTGTACTGAAGCCGAATCAATTCTTACACCGAAAGATGACAGCAGAATTATGTATCTGGGTACACCTCAGACTACCTTTACAGTTTATAGAAAACTATCTGAACGTAATTATCGCCCTTTCGTCTGGCCGAGTAGGTATCCCGTAGATACTACAGCTTATGAAGGACGAATTGCACCTCAACTACAGGAAGACATAGATAATGGTGCAGAAAAAGGACAACCTACTGACCCAGACAGATTTGATAACGAAGATCTTCTGGAAAGGGAATCAGCTATGGGAAGGAGCAACTTTATGCTCCAATTCCAGCTGGACACCACGCTTAGTGATGCTGAGAAGTTTCCTCTTAAAGCTGCTGACCTTATTATTACTAGCGTTAATCCTACTAAAGCACCCGAGAATGTCGTATGGTGCTCCGACCCCCGAAACATTATTAAAGACCTACCAACAGTTGGACTCCCGGGAGACTATTTCTATTCACCTATGCAATTGCAAGGGGAGTGGAGTGAGTATTCCGAGACGATTTGTAGTGTCGACCCTTCAGGACGGGGTTCCGACGAAACGGCAGCTTGCTATCTATCCCAGAAAAACGGATTCCTCTATCTGCATGAAGTGCGTGCGTATAGAGACGGGTACAGCGATGATACCTTGCTCGATATCCTTAAAGGATGCAAAAAATATAATGCTAGAACATTGGTTGTCGAAACAAACTTTGGAGACGGAATCGTAAGTGAACTATTTAAAAAACATATTCAAGTTACCAAGCAAGCAATCTTCGTGGATGAAGTACGGGCAAACGTTCGTAAAGAAGACAGAATCATTGACTCGCTTGAACCCGTTCTTAACCAGCATCGTCTTATTGTGGACCGTGGTGTTATTGAGTGGGATTACAACTCAAACAAAGACAGTCCCCCAGAATCCAGACTACTCTATATGCTCTTTTACCAAATGAGCAGGATGTGTCGGATGAAGTTCGCTCTTAAGCACGACGACAGATTAGATTGTCTAGCTCAAGGCGTTAAATACTTTACAGATGCACTATCTATTTCAGCTGAAGCACAGATCAAGATGAGGAAAGACGATGAGTTCCTAGATCTGCTGGAAGCTTTCATAGACAATCCCCAACAAGCCACTAACCATCTGGTGTTAGGGATGAATAAAGACCAAAGACAACAAGCTAGAGGGAAAGCTGGTGGAAAGTCAGCTCCCACTTGGATGTAGGGGGTACCCTGACCTATACAGGGGAAGGGTGGACCCTTGTAGGGGACCTTCGGGTCTCCTTAACTAATATCCGTGAAAGATATTAATAAAACAACTCCCCCTAACTACTTAAACAGTAATAACAGTATATATGCCAAAGCTTAAGCTAGAACGTTTTAGAAAGCTATACAAGAGTCTGAAAACTCCTTGGAAACCACTCAATTGGCTAATTCTTGGATACTTAATTGGAATCGAGAATAGATATATAGAGATAAAGTCGGCTCATGCTGTCGATGTAGCTGTCCGCAAGTTTAAAGCGGAATACGAGCATGCAACCACACCACCCGAAATAAAAATGAAGAAAACAGAAGACGGTTGGGAAATGTCTATCGGAGAAGTAGATGAAGATATTTCTTGATACTGCAATCGTTGGTGAGATCGAAGAGAGACTACCAACCGGGATAATTAAAGGTATAACCACTAATCCCACACTTATAAAGAGATCTGGTAAAGACCCTGACGAGACTTATGAAAAGATCTTCAATGCTGGAGTGAATGACTTGAGTATTGAGGTTAAAGGGGAAGATGCAGACACCTTAATAGCTAATGGCATCATGTATAGCCGGAGGTTTGGAGATAAAGCAACTATTAAGCTACCTTGTACCGTTGAAGGTATAAAAGCGTGCAAAACGTTGTCTATATTACAGATCAAAGTGAATATGACTCTGGTATTTAGTGTGAGTCAAGCAATTCTCTGCTCATTAGCCGGGGCAACCTACGTATCTCCGTTTGTTGGTCGATTTGACGACAGAGGAGACGATGGTATTGGACTTATCCGGGATATAGTCGGAGTATATTGTAGTCATGGAAGTAAAACACAGGTATTAGCAGCTTCACTTCGCAATGCTCGCTCTGCTGCTAAAGCATTTCAAGCAGGAGCCGACATATGCACCTTGCCTGTCAAAGTATTCGACGATATGTTCAAACATGAGCTTACAGATATTGGTCTTGAGCAATTCCGGTTGGATTTTGGCGTAAATGTCTGAAGTGGTATAACGACTCCACAGGGCGCGGAAAAACCCCCATGGGGGGTGGCAAAAACGGTCCGTCGGATCTATGATCCGGCGAAGTCCGCTGGTATGACTGGGATTTTGCAAGGATTATCACGCGCGATCAATTAACGCGGGCGGGCGCGGGAACAATTAACGCAGGCATGCACACGCGCACGCGGTTTACTTGTCGCTCTCACTCTCTCGCGATCTGTTGCCCAACGAATTTTCCCAGTCAGCGACAGGGATGAACATCGAGTTGTATCATTTGTTCAGGGCTAACCGATACACCATGGTATACTGAGAACAGAGAGAGTTGTTTTATGTTTACTTTATTTATCTCATCCCTTTAGGGTGAGAGAGATAAATAAACTAAACAACAACTCCTCTCCACCGAAAAACAAACTCTGGGGACTGCTCGACATGACTGAGCAGCACAGCAAGCGACAGGTCCGGAAGATCCTAGCTAGCCCCACCGAAGGTCAGCCCCCGACTCGGGACCAGAGCGAATACACAGCCGAGAACATCCGGCACGTAGTGCATACAAAACAAGTGCTAACTTATACACATTAGTATCTTTAGATACTAGATAGCCCAGTTAGTGGATGCGTAGTGGTGCCCCTTCAGCTACGCATGAACGGTGCAAATCCGTTGCTATCACTTGGATATTTATATCCAAATTGTTAATTTAATTCGGAGAATTATTATGTTTGGTTACACTATTGTGAATCGTAGATTCAGCAATGCTATTGAGTTTGCTGCTGTTAACGTCTTGCAGGGTCGCTGCATTATCAGATTCAAAGAATCTGGTGCTGAGTATCTTTACAAGAACGTTAGTCGTAGACGACTACTTAGCTTGTTAATAGATAACAACAAAAGCTTAGGGTTTTGGATTCAATACCTTAAAAAGAATGCTATTCAAGAGAATAGATATCGTCCAGCAACTGGTGCTATGACATACAACCGCATCGGTTTTAGTTACTTCAATGAAGTACCTAAGTTATTAACAGCTGGTGCCTAGTCATGACTAGAGTGCATATCTCAAAGAGATCATCCAACTCTAAGGTAGGTAAAATCCCTGTCACTACAAGTGAACAGGGGACCTGCCCCACCACATGTCCAATGTGGGATGGATGCTACGCAAAGACCGGACCTCAAAGCTGGCATTGGCGCAAGGTCACAAACGGCGAGCGCGGCGGCACGTGGGATGACCTCGCTGCTTTTGTATCACAATTAAATGCCGGTCAACTATGGCGGCACAATGTTTCTGGGGACCTCCCATATGTGACCGCACCTGATGGGCAAGAGCTTATCAACTTAGCACTATTAAAGCAGTTAATAGATGCTAATAAAGCTAGTGGTGCTAAGGGTTATACCTACTCCCACCACAAACTAAATACTCATAACCTTGAAGCTTTAAAGTATGCAAACAAGAACGGATTTACTATCAACGCCAGCTGCGAATCACTCGCGCAAGCTGATGATGCAAGAGCGCAGGGACTACCGGCTGTGTGTGTTGTTCCCTCAGATGCGGAAACTCCAACACATACACCAGCTGGGCATAAGGTAACAGTTTGCCCAGCGCAGTTACACGATAAAGTATCATGTTCAACGTGTAAACTTTGCAGTTATAGTAACCGTTCTCAAGTGGTCGCATTCCTTGCACATGGTGCCCGGGAAAAGAAAGTAAATGTTAATTTAAATGGTTAACTTATACACATTAGTATAATAATAGTGGTATTAATCATGCCACTATTATATATTTTTCCACACTCATAGACGCACACTCATCTTATTTCCACACTCACGCCACACGTGTGTCTATACATAGGAGTATATATTTTTTTATTTTGCTCATGGTCGCCACGTCCACATGGACGCAGGGTCGCAGGGTCGCACATGGACGCATGGTCGCGCTGACTCCGAACAGCATGGACGGTTCGATTCCGTCTACGTCCTATTACTTCTCAATGAGAGAAGTTATTCGGAACATCATGAAAGCATACAAAGTTCTCTACAAAGAGACCATGATTCACAAGTTTGTTGTACCAGCTAAGTCAAAAGCTGAAGCTGTACGACACATCAAAGACAGAATCTATTGGGATTTAGAGCCATTATCAGAATGTTCTGATGATGACTACTCAGTCAAGGACATACAAATCCTTGATGAAATGCCAACAGCTAGTCAATGGTGGAACAAGGTCCTTGAAAGTAGACAGAGCTGGCTCGAACAGCAAGCCAGAGACAAAGCAGCTAAACAAGCAGCTGAGAACAACAATCTTAGAACTGATTTCTAATTATGAATCAAACACAATTCGTTACCGAAGTGTACGAGGTTGCGTGGTCGTCTAATCCTGACCTCGACCATTCCTCATCTTTTCAAGATGTACTCAAGGAACTAAGGGAGATGAAGGATAAAGCACTACGCATGGACATCCTCACTAGCACGCTCAAACCTGAGCCGGTACTACCCAACATCGCACAAAGGAGACAAGGACAGCTATGAAACACATTAATTGTCTAATGAACTCTCAACAGTACAGCAACTTGCAGACTCTGTTATGTGAAGCACTAGAGAGAGCCAATGATTCTATCCTTACTTGCTCACTTGAAGCAGACGAGATCGAAGATCTCATGAACGCTCTTAACTAATGCAAGTACCAAATTACATACACCACTCAAATAAACCACAGAAAAGAACACTTAAACCTCAAGCTTTGAGGTCCGCTAAAAAGCGATTGAAGCACTTAAGACTACGCCTGACAGTCAGTAAACCCCCTAAGTAATTGGACAGGTACTAAATACACACTCATCAGGCACGCCATGAATACCTACAAAGTCATATATCGACTCAAAGAGAGCGATATCTACAGGAGTTGGCACCTAATTAAAGCCAAAACAGACGAAGATGCAGCTTACGAAGCTCTTGACTTCGCAAAGTCGCACAAATATGTACTCTTAGACGTATTAAAGACATGAAAAAGAAAGAATTTCCAAATAATTGGCGTGCAATCCAACAGTCTCCAGACGAGTTCTTCCCATCTATGCCCGTTAACCAGTTCATGGACTGGAAAATACATGGATATATGATTCCAGACTCAGTATCTTGCATGATTCGTGAGACACATGAGAACGGAAAAGTAACAGAACACACGTATAACACCGTTGGACGTGGACAAAACAAGGTCCGCAAGCTGATACAAGAAAACAAAGAATTTATTCTATGCACCATGGAAGGCATGTGGCATTTAAAACCTGACCAATCACAAGAAAATCATGAACCGAAGAACATTTGAAATTAGATACGCGGAATTATTACGCGATGTAAACAGACATCCAAATAGAGCAGAATTACTTAACATTCTGCAACAACAAATGGCTGACGATACTGTTAAAGTTAATACATATACGAAGGTGTAACCCATCAAGCGATTAACCATTAAAGTTAACGATGAACTTCATATGAAGATCAAGATCTTAGCAGCAGCAAAGAATCTGACTTTAGATGCGTTGATGAATGATGCAGCAGAGACGTACATACAACACAACAGTAAAGACATCAGAGATGTATTTACAAATTAGGATACCAAAATGTACATTGCATATAACAACCTAATACCCTAGTTTATCCCCAACAACGATAACGATTTCCATGGAAATTTTCAGTAAAGGTGCCTTTTACTTAGGCATGGACAAGGAGAAGTTTTGCGACTTTGATATACACATTGGTAGATTAGTGGTACAATACACATGTCCACATACGGACAAGTTAACACCACCCAAGGACGATGGAACGAGCAACCGACCCATGGAAGGACCAACTGACAGACAGTCAGATGGAGAAGCTCTTTAAATGTTTAAAGACATTTATGATCTTCGACCCTGAGATGCCATTGCAACTACAACTGACTTTCTTATACATCGCATCACATGACGGGTGTCATAAGCAAGCAATGGAAGCTGCATTGGGTTACTCAAATGCTGCTGGTAGCAGGAATACTGACTACCTAGCAGAGATACATCGTTACAAAAACAAGCCGGGGCTGAAACTGATTAGCAAGGAACGAGACCCTTCTAATCTAAGGAGGTATCAACTCGTCCTTACTAAATCTGGTAAGCAACTGGTAGATACTCTCAAGGAACAACTCTATGGCTAAATCACTTACTTGGGGCGATTGTTTAGATTACACGCTCCGTAATCTGGAGACTTGGCGTAATGGTGGTGGACGAGAATCCGCCATATTATATTCAGGTTACTTCACTAGATATCAAGGGCGTACATTCCCTGTTCATCGAATCTCGAAAGGTTTAATGACAGATATATGTACATCCCTCGAGGAAGAAGGTAAGAAGAATGCCACTATCAATAGGTTTATATCAGCAGTCTCAACAGTACTTAAATACTGTAAAGAGAATGAGATTATTACCTTTGATCTTCCTACTCCTTTCAAACGTAGAAAGGAAAGAGATAGAACTAATCGTAAGTATTACACTAAAGAACATGTCAAGGACATGCTACGCATAGCCAGAGACGTGATGTGTAATGACAACTTAGCTGATCTCATACAAGCCGCTGCCCTTACTGGTATGCGCCTAGATGAATTACTTAAGTTACCAGTATGGAGAGTTGACCTCAACTTAAATGTTATTAATGTTGAGCATACTAAAAACGATGAAGCTAGATGTATTCCTATACACCCACAGCTGATGAACACACTCATCACGCGGTGCGAGGATGCTAACTCTAAGGACAAAGTATTTGGTATTGATTGGACTAACTCCGACCAAGTTCGTTGGCAGTTCAAGAACCTACTCCATAGACACATGAACTTCCCTGAAAATGGACAGTATGTGTTTCATTGCTTACGACATAGCTTTGCCACTTGGCACTTAGCTAATGGGACACCCCCGATTGAATTAATGTCTATGTTGGGACATTCAAATCTCACAACAACCCTGCTATATGCGAAAGCTACAGCAGCTGGACAGAGGAAGGCACAAGACGATCTACAATTCTAGTTCCGTCGAATCCGTTACCTCTAAATTATTTCCATTTCCTTGGATTTTAATGACATGTTAAGTGCGTCTGTTAGACTCAATTCGGCTCAAATGCCTTGGGAGTGTGGCGGAATTGGTAGACGCGCCGGACTTAAAAACCGCATAAGTTAATTTTCAGAATGGTATCCGACCTTGGCATGATCGCCGAGGTCTTTTTATTTGCAAGGGTTTAGAAATTATACACCTTAGTATCCGTCCAATTAAAAAATCCATAGAACTAAATGCTTCCTGCTGATCTAGAAAGACAGGAGAGATTCGAGCGAAGACAAATAAGCGGTGGACTAGAAAAGATCAGATCTAATACCAAGAAATTACTTGAACAAGATTATGCTTCAGCCACGGTCTTCGGCTCGGCGAGTATTGATACTCTCCTCCCATTAATAATTGACCAAATAAAACTAAAAAAGGAGAAAAGAAAGAAAATAGCAGTCAAGGGTGCTGGTCATCTCATGGAGATACTGCCATACCTTGATGACATTGATAGTGAATCACAGTCAGCTATCACATGTAAGATCACATTCGATAAAGTATTCAGCTACAAGAAAGAGAACTCAAAGATAGTCAAGATAGCTCAAGCTATTGGACAAGCTCTCGAAGCTGAGAGTCAGATGCGTTACTACGAGGACACCGCCCCGGGTCTATTTAAGGTCCTGAAAGATAACTACTGGCATCAAGCTAAGGGAACTGAATACAAGCGCAAGAGTATGCAAGTACTCTTCAACAAATCAGATGTAGAACCTTGGATACCTTGGAATACACAGCTCAAGATCAAGACCGGCACATGGTTCCTTGATTGTTTCTGTGAATCCTCTGGTTGGTTTGAAAAATTAAATATAAGAATAGGTAAGAGAACAGAATTATATTTAAAGACAACACCCGAGTTCGATGCACATAAAGCAGAGATCATAAGAATTACCGAATTGTTTTCCCCAATCAGCTGGCCGATGCTAATTGAGCCAAGAGATTGGAGCGATCTACACGACGGAGGTTACTACTTAAATGACATAACCAAATGTCATGAAATGGTACGACGGGGGGTACCCTTACCTATACAGGGGAAAAAAACTTATGAGTTTTTAAACCTGATACAGAAGGTTAAATACTGTTTAAATGATTTTACTGTAGAGGTAGCGAAGGAGTTAGAGAGAAGAGAGGTAACTGTAGGTAAATTCAGACCTGTACTTCATCATCCTGAACCACCTAAACCTTTTGATATTGATATTAATAAAGAAGCACGCCAAGCTTGGAAGAAGAAAGCAGCGATAGCTAAGAATAAGAACGCCAACGAATGGCGTACCAGTTGTCGTACTCGTATGACTATGAACTGCGTACGTGAGTTTGAAGGCAAGGACTACTATATCCCATGGTCTTTCGACTACAGGGGTAGAGCATATCCTATACCTAGCTTCCTTACACCACAAGATACTGACTTTGGTAAGAGTCTCATTAGGTTTTCTGATGAAGCTCCCATTACTGATGACGGTAAGAAGTGGTTAGCTTTCCAAGTAGCGACTACCTATGGGCTTGATAAAGCAACGCTAGAAGAAAGACTAGCGTGGCCGGAAGAGAATACCACACTCATCAAGCGCGTAGCTACTGACCCCCTAAATCACATAGGGGACTGGGAGACAGTTGACGAACCTTGGCAATTTCTTGCTGCATGTGAAGAATACTATGCAGTAGTGATAGCTGAAACAAGGACTACTACTGGTCTTCCTGTGGCAACCGACGCAACCTGTTCTGGCTTGCAAATACTTGCTGGTCTTGCTCGCGATAAGTCCACAGCTTCACTTGTTAATGTCATACCAAGTGAGAAACCTCAAGATGCTTATCAAGTAATAGCTAATAAGAGTCTACATAACATACCTGAAAGGTTACGTCCCTACTGGGATAGGAAGAAAACCAAGCGTTGCGTGATGACAATCCCTTACAACGCTAAACCTTTCAGCAATCGTCAATATATCAGAGACGCATTCAATGATATAGACATCGAGGTAGAGAACGAAGAACTAACTCAAATAGTTCACGCAGTCCGGACGGCAATGGAAGAGGTCGTCCCGGGACCAATGAAGGTAATGAGATGGATAGAAACTGAAGTAGCCAATGCAATCAAGAGAGGAACGGACCAATTGATATGGGTCACACCCTCCGGATTCAGGGTTACTCAACGTCTCATGAAAATGAATACCAAGATACTCGAATTAAAACTACTAGGTCGAGTTCAGGTACGCATAGCTGATGGAGAGAAAGGAGTTGACCTCCAGCATCACAAGAATGCTACAGCTCCTAATCTTATTCATTCATTAGATGCTTCATTGCTACACATATGCGCGACACAGTTTCACGCACCAATAAGTCTGATACATGATTCAGTCTTATGTAGAGCGACTGATATGAATTTGTTATCCCACCTAGTTAGAGATACATACATGCACCTATTTGCGGAGCATGACTTCCTAAGAGACTTTGCTCAAGCTATTGGAGCTGAGTCTGAACCACCGATTATTGGAGACCTTCAACCATCTTCAGTAATTGACTCACTATATTTCTTTTGTTGATGAAAAACATACACATAACACCAAATCCTGTAACCCTTGAAGGTTATCAGGCGATATTAAAGCCAAGCAAGTTTGGCTATTCCTTAAAAGCCGTAGTAGGTCAGGATATAGTTGACAAGCTTGAGAGTGAAAGAGCTGATTGTCTTAAATGGGCAGAGTCAAAGCTCAAGAACCCAAAGAGATCTACTCTACGTCCCGAGCCGTGGGAGGAAGTTGAAAAAGGTAAGTTCGTTATAAAGTTCTCATGGGCTGAAGATAAGAGACCACCAGTAGTTGATACAGAAGGTACACCAATAACCAACATAGACACACCAGTATATGAAGGTTCCAAGGTTAAGCTCGGCTTCCATCAAAAACCCTATATTCTGAGAGATGGCGTGACATATGGCACCTCATTGAAATTGTCCGGAGTACAGATCGTTTCTATCCAGACGGGAGCCGGCATTGATAGTGGAGACCTAGACGAGGATGGAGTAGCAGAACTGTTTGGTAAGACACAGGGCTTCAAAGCTGATGACCCTAATGTCACAGTAGATACTACTCCTAGTTCAGTAGAAGACGACGACTTCTAATGTTCAAGTCAGGATTAGAGGAGAAAGTCTCTGATCTCTTATGTGAACTCGGTGTGGACTATGAATACGAAGGTAAAAGTTTTACTTATACCATCGAGCACAAGTACACACCAGATTTCGTCTTACCTAATGGGGTAATCCTAGAAACGAAAGGTTATTGGGACCCTACCGATAGACGCAAAATAAGACAAGTTATAGCTGATAATCCTGAAATTGACCTCCGAATGATATTTCAGGACCCCTATAAAAAAATCAGCAAAAAATCAAAGACTACCTACGCAAAGTGGTGCCAGCGATATGGCATCAAATGGTGTGCGTTTCACGCCATACCTGTGGATTGGTTGAAATGAATACATTTCCAGCTTTTAGTATCTTCTTTCATGTAACAACGATTGACTTTGACTTTACACAATTAAGAGAAGATCAAAGACACGCGAAACAGAAAGACGGTACTTACCTTGCTGGGCAATACAGAATACTGGAATCATATCCTGAGCTGAAAGATTTAATTGAATTAAAGTTCAATGATTTCTTTACTGACTTATATGGGGTCGATGCAAAGAATAAAGTAACGACCTCATGGATGACCAGTCTGACTAAAGGCGACTCAATACATATTCATAACCATAGAAATTGTCAATGGTCTGGGGTCTTGTACTACGGCGAATATGACGACAACAGTTGTCCGCTTAAGTTTGAGAATCCTTTACTACCTTTATATAATTTCTATCATCGAACGATTGATAATTGCCCAGCCAGTAGTGACATAGCTATACCTCCACGAACAGGACAGATTATATTCTTTCCTGCATTTGTACCTCACTATAGTAACGAACACAAATCAGATATTACTAGACAGTCACTAGCTTTTAACCTAATACCCACAGCCCAGATGATATCTGGAGATTCAAGCTTAGATTATGGATGGATAACGAATCAGAATTTATAAGACACGAACCATGCAGCGTCTGTGGCTCGTCTGATGCGAATGGAATATACACAGACGGTCACAGCTACTGCTTTAGCTGCCAGACATACAAGTCTGGAGATCAAGAACACACTCATCAAATGCCAACAAATGTACAATTCAAAGGTTCAGCCAGACGGCTGCAAAAAAGACGAATCAGCGAAAAGGTATGCGAATTTTACAAAATATACCAAGAAGAAGCACACCTACGCTTCCCTTATTTCACTAGCAATGGACAGCTTAGAGGATTCAAGGTAAAGACCAAAGCTAAAGTTTTTAAATATGAAGGAGAAACTACAGACACTCTTTTTGGTCAGCATTTATTCCCTAATAGTGGTAAGCGAATTGTTATTACCGAGGGCGAGTTAGATGCTGCGAGCTGCTATGAAGCGATGGAAAACTGGCCGATGGTTTCGCTACCACATGGGGCAGCGGGAGCCAAAAAGGACATTCAAAAACAAATACCTTTTTTACAAGGATATTCGGAAATCATCTTATTTTTCGACAAAGATGATGCCGGAAGAAAAGCCACAGAGCAAGTGGCAACCTTACTACCACAAGGTACGGTTAAAATTGCTCACTTGGCAGACCCTTACAAGGATGCTAGCGATGCTTTACAAGCGAACGATGCGGATGCGATACGTCGTGCGATATGGGATGCGAAACCTTATCAACCGGATGGAATTGTTGATGGAAAATCTCTTTTAGAAGCAGTCATAACCCCAAGTCCACCATGTGATCATAAATATCAATTAGAAGGATTACAACAGAAGACACACGGATTACGCTACGGCGAGCTTACTACAATTACAGCTGGTACTGGTCAGGGTAAGTCAACGCTCACAAGGCAGTTGGCGACTGACTTATTACAAGCAGGAGAACGTGTCGGATACATTGCATTAGAGGAATCTAACAGGCGAACAGCTCTAGGACTTATGTCAGTAGCTGTGGGTAAAGCCCTGCATCTGGGAGAACACGAACAAGAAGTATTACAACAAGCATACGATGCAACAATTTCTAATTGGAATCTTTATTTATATGATCATTTCGGCAGCTTATCACCAGATGTCATATACAACAGAATCGAATATATGGCTCTGGGATTGGACATCAAGGTCATCTTCCTCGACCACCTGTCTATATTATTGTCCGGATTAGAGGGCGATGAGAGACGTATGATTGACACAACGATGACTAGATTAAGGTCATTAGTTGAAAGAACTGGGATAAAGCTATTTCTTGTATCACATTTAAGACGAGCGCAAAACGATAAAGCTCACGAAGACGGACAGCGAGTTTCCATTGGACAACTTCGCGGGTCCGCAAGTATTAGTCAGCTCTCTGACACAGTTCTCGCCTTGGAGAGAGATCAACAAGCTGAGGATGATATGTCTACTCTCAGAGTTCTAAAGAATAGATATTCAGGAGAGACAGGAGTGGCTGCACAACTGAAATACGATAAATCTACCTGTAAATTCCATGAAACTGAGATCCCAATTTTCGGTGCCACAAACACCGATTTCTAAACCAAATCCCCCAACTAAACAGCAGAAAAAGAAAGCTAAGTTTAAGGATAAAACTTATGTCGGAAAGCCAAATGCTCGTATTTGACTGCGAAACTAACGGATTATTGCATGACGTTTCTACAATACATTGCATTGCCATATACGAAGCCGAAAAGAAAGAGACGTTCGTATTTAATAATGAAGGTGGTAACTGCCCGCCGATCACGGAAGCTTTACATTGGCTATCCGGTGCTGATGTCATCGTTGGTCATAATATTATTGGCTACGATATACCTGTTCTTCGGAAAGTTTATTCTTGGTTTGACCCTTGTCGGAACGTTATTGACACTCTTACTTTATCTCGCCATTATCATCCAAATATGATGGACATTGATAAGAGAAGAAACGTCCCAAGAATGCCACTCCAACTGTATGGTAGACATTCTTTAGAAGCTTATGGATACCGATTAGGAGAATATAAAGGAGAGTTTGGAAAAACAACTGACTGGAGCGACTGGTCACAAGAAATGCAGGACTACTGCGTACAAGATGTAAAAGTAACAACAAGATTATGCGAACACTTCCGCCCCTACCTGACTCGTGTCGGTTAGAGCACCGAGTCGCAGAGATACTAACAGAACAAGAAATACATGGATGGTACTTTGATGAATCAAAAGGTCAGCAACTTGAATCACATCTCAGAAGAGAGATGGAAGAAGTTACTGGAATACTTCAAGAACAATTCCCTCTCATTGGAGGAAAGATGTTCACTCCTAAACGAAATAACGCATCCCAAGGATACGTCGAAGGAGCAGAATTTCAAAGATTAATAGAATTTAACCCCACCTCGAGAGATCACATAGCATGGATTCTGAAGAACAGACTGAAGATTACCTTGACCCAGACTACCGAGACTGGGAAAGCAATTATAGACGAGATTACCTTGAAGGAGATGAACAATCCCTTCTCGACATTATGTGCGAGAGCTTTGGATCTGAAAAAGAAGCTCGGAATGATCTCGCAAGGCGTAAACGCTTGGCTAAAGCTATCTACGACCTCTAGCCGCATTCATCATCATTGTTCAGTTTCTACTAACACTTTTAGATGCGCTCACAGAAAACCCAATTTAGCCCAAGTGCCAGCAGAGCCAAGGTTCCGAGAACTATTCACAGCTTCTCCCGGGAACGTAATGGTTGGAGCTGACTTAAGTGGTATCGAATTGAGAATGCTTGCCCACTACCTTGGAAGGTACGACGGTGGCAGATATGCAGATATTCTTCTTAATGATGATATACACCAAGTTAATGCTGACAAAATTGGTATTTCCAGAAGACAAGTTAAGACAGTCACATATGCCTTCTTGTATGGAGCTGGAAATTTAAAGCTAGGTCTAAGCTATGACAATACACTTTCTCCTAACAAAGCATCCAAGAAAGGAGCTGAAATTAGGAAAGCTTATGTTGCAGCTATTGATGGATTAGCTGACCTTTTAGAAGCTGTTAAACGAAAGTCAACAGCGGGCTACATACTAGCCATTGATGGCAGAAGAGTACTGTGCGACAGTCCTCACAAGTCATTAAACTATCTTCTCCAATGTAGTGCTGGCGTAGTTGCCAAGAGATGGATGTGTATTGCTGATACATTTGAATGTACACAAGATGTCCACACTCATCAACTAGCGTTCGTGCACGACGAGCTGCAATACGAAACACTACCTAAATATGCAGTAATGCTTATGGAAGTACTCGAAAATTCAGCAAGATTGGCTGGAGAATACTACAACTTACGATGTCCAATCGCAGCAGAAGCAAAAACTGGAAACAATTGGGCAGAAGTACACTAATATATGAAATTACTAATAGACTGCGACTACATTGTCTATAAATGTTGTGCAGCAACAGAAACAGAGATTGATTTTGGCGAAGACCTAATTGTCGTCACTTCTAACTTCTCAGAAGCTTATAAGAACGTAAAACGCGATATACAGAGAGTTCAAGACGAATTTCTTTGTAATGACGTTATTTTGTTCTTTACAAGCCCTAATAATTTTAGGAAAAAAATTTTACCGGAATATAAAGGGCATCGACAGAGAAAAAAGCCCTGTGGATTCAAAAGGGTCATAAATAACTTAAAAAATGAATACAAGGTAGTAGTTAAAGATGGACTCGAAGCTGACGATGCTTTAGGTATCTTTGCTACAAAGTATCCCGGAAACGTATTAGTCTCTCCCGATAAGGATATGAGACAGATTCCCGGAGAATTATATGACTTTAAAGATCAATCAACTATCACACCTGAAGAGGGTGCGAAGTGGCATCTGATACAGACTATGGCTGGCGATAATACTGATGGTTACTCAGGAGTTCCCGGGATAGGAGTTAAGAAAGCTGAAAAGATCTTTGAAGAAAAAGGTTACACGTGGAAAGCAGTAGTAGAAACCTTTGAAGAAAAGGATATGACTGAAGAGGATGCGCTTTGTAATGCCAGACTCGCAAGGATATTAACTGCTGATGACTACAACTTTGAAACTAAAGAACCAATACTTTGGACACCCCCAAATGAATACGCAATTAAATAAAGGTCCTGAATATTATCAACGTGGAACCATAGAAGTATGGGATTTCATTAGAGATCAGGGACTGAACTACCACCTAGGAAACGTAGTCAAATACATATGTCGTGCCGGTTATAAAGATGACGACGTAAAAGATTTAAAAAAAGCCATCCACTATTTAGAAAATGAAATCTACGCGAGAGAAAGAAGCGAAGCTTGCAATGGAAAGATTTCCAGCTCGAGAAATAATAGTTCCACCATGTAGAACTGACTTTCAAAAGCTATCTGAAGAGGGAGTCCTAGTAATGGACAACCTCTTACCAGATGAGCACAATAAAAAGTTAGAACACATCCTCCTCCATCAATCGTTCCCTTGGAACTACTCGGAGGGTAAGGTACATGCTGGAGACAACGATCAATACTTTGTGCACATAGCTAAACGTGCACCCAATGTAAGTGTTGATAGAGAACATATTGATAAAGAGATTGAGACTGAATACTGGTCTTACATCTATAACTTCTACGATCAGTTAGCTATACATTGTGTTGCAAGAATGCAATTCAATTTAAACCTACCAACTACTGTTGTTAAACCAGACTGTTGGCATACTGACTTCACTTATTCTCTAGCTGAAGAGAATATGATGACTGCTATTTATTACATCACAGATTCTGATGGACCAACCATGTTCAATCAGATTGGTGCTGTTGAATGTAAAAGAAACAGAGCTGTCATTTTTAAAACAGGTCTACTACATGCTGGATGTACTCATACCACAAACAAACCAAGACTTGTACTAAACCTTAACTACTACCCTACTGCTCCACTCCCACAGTACAAAGAGTTGCAGAGAAAGAAACAAAATACCAAAAGGATATCCATAGCATGACAAATAAAATTGCCCGTACCGGCAGAGTCCAGCAATGGTTGGACAATCCATCCTCACGTCTACCCGTTAGTTGTACCGTCTTCGTTGTTGAAGACTCAATGGAGGGACCCAATGGAATCGAAAACAGCTGGAGATTTGTGTCGCATGCTCTCAGATACGGAGCAGGCGTTGCGGTCCACCTGTCGAAACTTAGACCAAAAGGAACAAAAACAAATAAGGGACCTGATACTCTCGTTGCATCAGGACCCGTCTCATTCGGAAAAATCTACTCAACATTAAATGAAATTCTCAGACGTGGTGGGACATACCGCAATGGCGCGTGTGTTCTTCATCTTGATATTACACATCCCGATATTCTTGATTTCGTGCAAGCTCACAGGGAGGAACTCCCATGGGTCAAGCGATGTATTGACCTCTCCCCTGAACAATGGGCTGATACAGAAGCTGGAACAAAGGAAGCAATCCTACGAGGAATTGCTAGAGGGGACATTTGGCTCAACAAAATAAAACACGATAACAATGGAAAACGAATCTATAGCAACGTCTGTCTTGAGGTTTACTTGCCCTCACGTGGAACTTGCCTGCTCCAGCATATCAATCTCGGTGCCAATTCAGTCCGCGACATACGCCAGAGTTTCCGCGAGGGTATGTCCGAACTGTGCGACCTCCATGGCAGGACAGGTGTTGGAGAGTCTGGCGAGTATCTCGAACCTCAATACGACAGACAAGTAGGTCTAGGAATGCTTGGGTTAGCCAACTTCTTAAGACAGAACAACATAACATACGCTCAGTTCGGTAAGGAACTTGAGAAATTAAACAAGGGTGTGGACTTTGAGTTCTCCCCTGCCGGCTATGCAGCGAGGGAATTATCGCTCGCAATCTCTGATGCAGCTGACATAGCCAGAAAGAATAATATGGTAAGAGCATTTGCCATAGCACCGACTGCATCATGTTCATATAGAAGTAAGGACCTCGAAGGTTTCACTTCTACTCCAGAGATAGCACCACCAATAAGTAGAACTGTTGATCGTGACTCTGGAGAATTTGGAGTTAAAAGATATGACTACGGAGACGTAGAAATTGCCAGCGAAGTTGGCTGGGAAGATTACAAACGAGTAGCTGATGGAATCATCACGTTACTTGACAAAACTGGCTTGCTTCATGGCTATAGCTTCAACTCTTGGAGCGACATGGTGACTTACGATGAAGCATTTATTAGAGACTGGCTTAACAGTCCACAAACAAGTCTCTATTACTCGCTTCAGGTCATGGCAGATGTCCAAGATAAATCAGATGCTTACGCAGCTATTGATCAATCAGAAGTAGACGCTTACCTAGCGGGTGTATTAGGGACAGGACCATCATCATGTGACTGTGCACAATGAACCCATACGAGAAATTATTAAAAAGAAAAAGAACTTGGACACCGGTCCAAACTACAAAAGGAAACTTTAAAAGTGGAGCAGAAGAAACCATCTACCGTGCTCTTGCAATACGCCACATGGAACTGCCGGTTGGCGACTTTATATCTGGAGCACTCTCTGAAATTCCTGAAAAGAGTAGAGAACTTTTGGAATCAAACGTAAAAGATGAGATCAAACATGACCTAGCCCTCGGATATATCACTAACGCTCATGGCGTTGATGATACTTCCGAAGCCGAAGCACTACGACTACGTGATGCTTGGATGGCTCATCCTGATCACACTATTACAAAGGCATTGGTAATCGAGAGAGCAATCTTCTTTGTTCTCCTACCATTCTTTAGATTCAACGGAGACGCTGGTCTGGCAACAGTATCAGCAGACATCTCCCGGGACGAACAAGTCCACGTGGCGACTAACTCTCTAGTCTGTGCAGAGCTAGGTCTAAAACCTAGTCAGTCACTAGACATGCTAAGGAAGGCAACAATTAACTGGATAATGCAACCTTTAAATCAAGTACATGACGATAAATATTTGAGCAAAAAATTTTGGCTCGAATGTAGTGATCGACTTATGTATGAAGGTAAAGCACCGCAATTATCTGACACCAGAGCTGGAAGAATGCCAGCATTTTTTGAACATGACAACAGAAATCTCCCTCAATACTCTTAGACTTCACAACGATAGGTTGGACAAGTTGATAGATAAACTTGAGGAAAATTTTGGTTGGAAACCAATCCATCCGAAGGAAGACATAAATACTATTATGTACCGCGCTGGACAAGCCAGCGTCATTGAATATATACGATCAATTATGGAGGAAGAAATCTAATGTGTATTTTTGGAGGGGGAAACCCTGCACCGCCACCACCAGCTCCATTACCACCAGCACCTACTCCGCCACCAGCACCTCCAGCTCCATTACCTACACCTGAACCAGTTCAGCAGGATGTAAATCCACAGGTAAGAAGAGCTAAGAGTAAGAAAGCTAAAGGGGAGTATGCAAGAGGTAGTTCACAGCTAAGAGTACCTCTTAAACCAAGTGTAAATACTGGACAGTCAGGTCCAGCTGGAGGACTTAATAAATGAAGACAGCACGTGAGAGATACAATCATCTATCAAATGACAGGAGACAGTTCCTAGACAAAGCGATTGATTGTTCAGAACTCACGTTGCCATACCTTATACAGGACGATACATCGTCTAGACCAAACCACGAATCCTTAAGAGTACCTTGGCAATCAGTAGGAGCTAAGTGTGTAGTGACTCTTGCAGCAAAATTAATGCTTGCAATTCTGCCACCACAGACTAGCTTCTTCAAGCTACAGGTTAAGGAAGATAAGCTAGGAGAAATATCTAACGACCCTAAGATAAAAGGAGAACTTGATTTGTCTTTCTCAAAGATTGAGAAGATGATCATGGATTACATTGCTGCTTCAAATGATCGAGTGACTATACATCAGGCACTCAAGCATCTAATAGTAGGGGGCAATGCTCTTTTATTTATGGGCAAGGATGGCTTAAAGTCTTTCCCACTCTCAAGGTATGTCGTTAACCGTGATGGTAATGGTAACGTTTTAGAGATAGTCACTAAAGAATTAATAAGTAGAAAGGTATTAGAGTTTGAGGTACCTGAACCACAACCTAACCTCGTGCAAGATGAGAGTCAGCATAAGGAGAAGGATGACATTGAAGTTTATACACATGTCAAACTTAAAGATGGTAGATGGGAATGGTATCAAGAAGCTTTTGGAAAGATCTTACCTAAGAGTCGTAGTACTGCACCGAAGAGTGCAAGTCCTTGGCTGGTATTGAGATTCAATACGGTTGATGGAGAAGACTACGGAAGAGGTAGGGTTGAAGAGTTCCTTGGAGACCTGAAAACATTAGAAGGATTATCTCAAGCCCTCGTTGAGGGAAGCGCAGCAGCAGCAAAAGTTATATTTCTTGTCTCTCCTTCCAGTACAACTAAACCCCAGACCATAGCTAAGGCGGGCTCTGGAGCTATCGTACAAGGAAGAGCAGAAGACGTACAGGTAGTTCAGGTTGGTAAGACAGCAGACTTCGCAACAGCTGCGAACATGGTACAGACAGTAGAGAAAAGATTACTTGAAGCTTTCCTTGTAATGAATATAAGAAACGCTGAGAGAGTAACCGCTGAAGAAGTCAGACTTACACAGTTAGAACTAGAGCAACAGCTCGGCGGTATCTTCAGTTTATTAACTGTAGAATTTCTACTACCTTATCTGAACAGAACCTTACTGGTACTACAGAGAAGTAATGAGATACCAAAGCTACCAAAAGATATAGTTAAACCTACTATCGTTGCTGGTATTAATGCTTTAGGTAGAGGTCAGGATAGAGAATCCTTGACTCAGTTTATTGGAACTATTGCTCAGACATTAGGTCCAGAAGCTTTGATGAAATATGTAGAACCACTTGAAGCAATTAAAAGATTAGCAGCAGCTCAAGGTATAGATGTATTGAATCTAATCAAGACTCAACAGCAACTAGATCAAGAGATGCAGCAACAACAACAGATGGCACAACAGCAATCTCTACTAGATCAAGCTGGACAACTAGCTGGTACTCCATTGATGGACCCAACTAAGAATCCACAGATCATGGAAGAGGGCGGAGAGGTACCACCTGAAGAAGTACCACCTACAGAATAATAATGTCAGAAACATTAACTATGGATAACTCCCCAGAGAGTGAGGTCCTGACTCCAGAAGAGCAGGACTCTCTCAAGGTGGGAGAAGAGATGCAAGAAGCTGAAGATAATCTTCTTGCTGGTAAGTATAAAGATGCTAAAGATCTTGAGAGTGCTTACCTCGAACTACAAAAAAAATTAGGAACACAAGAAGATGGCGTACAAGAAGATCAAGAAACCACCGAAGAAGTAAAAGAAGAATCTAATCCTCACATGGATTTGATTTCAACAGCATCAGAAGAGTTCTATGCTAGTGAAGATCAGTCCCTATCTGAAGAGACTATAGAAAAGTTTTCTTCTATGAGTAGTAAGGAATTAGTTTCAGCATATCTACAGTCACTTAAGAATGCTCCAGCTCCAGAAGCAGCTGAGGTAGACATGAGTGATGCTGATATTAATGATGTGCAGAACTCTCTAGGTGGAGAGAAAGGATATAACGATGTAGTTTCATGGGCAGGCGAGAACCTACCTAAGGAACAGACTGATGCTTTCGATCAACTAATTAGTACTGGTAATAAGGAAGCAATCAAGCTGGCAGCTGCTGGTTTGAAAGCACAATTTGACAATGCTAATGGTTACGAAGGTAGAACATTGACAGGTAAGCCAGCGAAGACCAGTACAGATACATTCCGTAGTCAAGCTGAGTTAGTAGCTGCAATGGCAGACCCTCGTTATGACAATGACCCAGCTTACCGGGAAGATATCATTCGCAAACTGGACAGATCAAATGTCAACTTCTAAGAAAAAGAAGAAGAATCCACTACTTAACGCAGCTGAAAAACTTCTTATAAATAAAAAAAATAAAGCACCAGCTGCTAAGTTTGTTCAAGCTCAAAAGAGAAAGCAAAAACTTATAGAAGAAATGTTGAAATGAGACTCTGTATATTGGGCGGAGGTTTAGCAGGGTTTAGTACCGCTGCTATCCTCAGCAAATACAATAGTGATCTACAGATAAAGCTTATACATAATCCATCCAAGCAAGCACTTGCTGTAGGCGAGAGTACTCAACTACCTATACGAAAGCTCTTTGAATTTCTTGAAATAAAAGAGACTGAATGGATGAAAGAATGCGATGCGACTTATAAACTTGGAGTTAGATTTCAGGACTTTAACTTTGGAACTTGTTACTTTAACCCATTCGGGAAATCTCATGTAGATACTAACGAATGGTTCATAGCTAAAGACTTATGTAATCTCACACCAGATCAATCAGCATTCTTTTTTAATCCAGACCAAGCAGCATTGCTTCACTACAACAAGATAAGAGATAATGTTATTCACTCGTATCATTTTAATGCTACTAAGTTAAGCAACTACCTTGAAAACTTCGCCAGAAAAAATGGAGTAGAGATAGTTAAAGATAACTGTAGAGATACTATTCAAGATGAACGAGGAACTATAAGAGCATTACTCTGCGATGAGGGAACTCACTTCGCTGATTATTTTGTTGATTGCACAGGTTTCAAAGCGTTACTAATAGGTAATGCTATGGGAGCTGAATGGATTTCTTACGATAAAACATTGCTAAATGATACTGTCTTTAAAGCAGAGATACCTTATACAAATAAGGATATTGAACTAAAGAATTACACAGACTCAATAGCATTAAAGAATGGTTGGTGTTTTGACATACCACTATGGTCCCACAGGTCTGTAGGTTATGTTCACTCCAGCAACTTCGACACAAGTAAGGTCATACAGGATGAGTTCTTCAAATTGTATGGCGAGCTTGACTATCAAGAGATCAGATTTAAAACCGGAAGATTTAAAGAAGGATGGATTAATAACGTGATCGCGGTAGGGGCAGCATATGGTTTTACTGAACCCCTAGAAGCCACTAATATTTCAGTTACATTACACAGTATTTTTGCATTAGCCGAAGCACTATCTAAAAGAAACTTGAGAGTAACTCAGGTAGACAGGGATATGTACAACGTGAGAAATGCTGAGACATTGGACAAGTTTAGGTTCTTTGTTGAACAGCATTACGTACTCTCACTTCGAGATGATAGTAACTACTGGAGATATATAGCTGACAATATTAATTGGGACTACCAGACCGCATCCGATTTTAACTATCGAAACTTCTTGAAGGAAGTATATGAGGATAGAAGATATGGACACGAAGATGTATCAGCTCTCTCTGTAGCAGCTGGTCAAGACTACTCCTGTTTATCTAAAGATCAAATTAAAAACTTTGATTTTAAAATAGATAACTTTTACAGGGACGTGAACAACTACATCGACCACGCTTCTAATCAATTAACTTCTTACGAATATTTAAACCAACATATTTACTATGAAAACTAAAGATTTAGATACTTTACTTTATAACGAATACCCTTACGAACCTCCAATAGAGGTCTTACCAAAACAAAAACTAATGACACCAGAAGCAGAAAGATTTAATGGCTGGGCAGCAATGCTCGGATTCGTAGCAGCCGTCGGCGCATACGTAACAACTGGACAAATCGTTCCCGGTATATTCTAATGGCAGCAATCTCAGTAACAAGAGAGAGCACAAGTAACTGGCAGAGGTTTTGCGAGTGGGTAACAAGTACAGAGAACCGCATTTATGTAGGTTGGTTCGGAGTACTTATGATTCCTTGCTTACTAGCTGCAACAACATGCTTTATACTCGCCTTCATCGCAGCACCGCCTGTAGATATAGATGGCATACGTGAGCCCGTTGCTGGCTCGTTTCTATACGGCAACAATATTATTTCAGGAGCAGTAGTCCCTAGCTCCAATGCAATTGGACTGCACTTTTACCCGATATGGGAAGCCGGCACTTTGGACGAGTGGCTATATAATGGCGGACCTTATCAACTCATTATCTTCCACTTCTTAATAGGAGTAGCAGCGTATGCAGGAAGACAATGGGAACTTTCATACAGACTAGGAATGAGACCATGGATATTTGTAGCATATACAGCACCACTATCAGCAGCTTTGGCTGTGTTTCTCGTGTACCCATTTGGGCAAGGGAGTTTTAGTGATGGTATGCCTCTTGGTATTTCTGGTACTTTTAACTTCATGTTCGTATTCCAAGCGGAACACAATATACTTATGCACCCATTCCATATGGCTGGTGTTGCTGGGGTATTCGGTGGATCTCTTTTCTCTGCTATGCACGGAAGTCTTGTTACTTCCTCACTTATTGCAGAAACATCAGAGGAGGTCTCACAGAACTATGGCTATAAGTTTGGGCAAGATGAAGAGACATATAATATTGTCGCTGCACACGGGTACTTTGGGAGATTAATTTTTCAATATGCGAGTTTCAATAATAGCCGTTCTCTACATTTCTTTCTTGCTACTTGGCCGGTTGTTGGCATATGGCTAACCTCTATGGGCATTTGCACCATGGCGTTTAACCTAAATGGTTTCAACTTTAACCAGTCAGTAGTAGATGTTAATGGCAAAGTTATCCCTACATGGGCTGACATTGTGAACAGACAGAACCTTGGCTTTGAAGTAATGCACGAGCGTAACGCTCACAACTTCCCACTTGACTTAGCTTCAGCTGAGTCTACTGAAGTAGCATTAACTGCACCACAAATTGGTTAATAAATTCTTAATCTACTTAACCTTATTAACAAACTGCTTTATCATTTCCGGTGTCGTCAGACATTGGAATGGTATAGCACCACCTACAACTAATGAATGTTCTATATTGTATAGATGATTTCATCTCGCCTTCAGAGTGTGATGAGTTATCTAAGTTTATTTTAGAGAGTGAAGACTGGGTTAAATCAGTCGGCTCTGACACATATGAAGGGACAAGCGAGGATAGCTTGACTGGTAGGTGGGTTCATTTTAATTACCTCTACTATCAGCCGGGAAGAATTTTAGTTCCAAAATTAAAAGAACTGTTTGGAGATTGTGTTGCTCAATGCTGGGCTAACACTTTCAGAAAAGGCGAAGGTATTACCGACCATGAACACGGACTCGGTTTCTATACTTGTAATTTATTCCTTGATGGGGACCCATTGATAGGAACGAATTACGACGGAGTACTACTTGAAAGTAAGAGAGGTACTTTGATTATCAATGACAGTATGTTGACTCATCATGTCCGACCAAACCCAACAGATCGGATACGAATCAGCATGGCTTTGGATGTATTTGTAGATACACATAACAAGATACATCCTCATCCAAACAACTTACACAACGAAAACCCTAATAGATTTTATAAAATTGGCGCACCAGAACGAAACAATGAGAGCTTCCGTCACAAGCTTTACCCCGGAACCCGAAAAGAAAAAGGAGTCCACAGACACGACAGAGTATCAATCTCTTGAGGAAGCATTGACTGGAAAAGAACCAGAGGGAGAGCCCTCCTATTAATGCCACGTCCGTTCATCCCTAACGGGACGCATGACTCCAAAGCATGGAACGGGGCTTTGGTACTGGAGTGAATTATGACTCAAGTAGAATTGCAAGCTCGACTCAAAGAGCAGAAAGATTTCAAAAGAGAAACTTTACTTAAGTATCGTGGCATCACATACACAAAAAGATAATCGGTAAGCCGACTGGGAGGTGCAAGTCCTCCCTTATCAATCTGGCTTTTGACCCGTACGCGGATACTCATCAGCCGTCTAGACGGTGGGATAGACCACAAATATCAATGAGTCCAACTAAGACTCACAACTTTTTACGTACGTGAACGATCAAATATACACTTAACTTTAAGCTAAATAAATGGCACATCAGGATAGTACCCTAACGACCAATCTAACTCGTCAGGGACAAAATAATTCAGCTGGTGACGCACGCGCCCTTTACTTAAAGCTGTTTAGTGGAGAGATGTTTAAAGGATTCCAGCACGAGACAATCGCTCGTGACATGGTAATGAAGAGAACATTGAAAAACGGTAAGAGTTTACAGTTCATTTATACTGGTTCAACTACTGCCGAGTATCATACTCCCGGAAATAGCATATTAGGTAACAGCGACGGAGCACCTCCAGTTGCAGAGAAAACAATTACAGTTGACGATCTATTAATCAGTTCAGCTTTCGTATATGAGCTAGATGAAACACTAGCACACTTCGAGTTGAGAGGAGAGATCTCACGTAAGATTGGATATGCACTTGCAGAGAAGTATGACAAGCTCATCTTCAGAGCAATCACAAGAGGAGCAAGACAAGCTTCTCCAATCACGAAGACTAACTTCAAAGAACCCGGTGGAACACAGATCAGAGTTGGTTCAACAACTAATGATTCTGACGCATTCAACGCAGGCAACTTAGTAACAGCATTCTATGATGCTGCTGCCGCCTTAGATGAAAAGGGCGTAAGTTCACAGGGAAGATGTGCGGTTCTTAACCCTCGTCAGTACTACGCACTTATAACTGATATAGCATCTAACGGTCTTGTTAACAGAGACGTTCAAGGTTCTGCATTACAGAGTGGTAATGGCGTTGTAGAAATCGCTGGCATACACATTTACAAGTCTATGAACATTCCGTTCTTAGGTAAGTATGGTACTGCTTTCGGTGGAACAACAGGTAAGACCTCACCATCTAACATGGGAGACAGAATTGGTAAAACACTTGAGAACGCATCAGGTGCAACAGCTGGAATCAACAACGACTATGGTACTGCTACTGAAGTGGGCTCTAAGTCTTGTGGATTAATCTTCCAGAAGGAAGCCGCTGGTGTAGTAGAAGCAATCGGTCCTCAGGTACAAGTAACAAGCGGAGATATATCCGTTGTTTACCAAGGCGATGTTATCCTTGGCAGACTAGCTATGGGGGCAGACTACCTAAACCCAGCAGCTGCTGTAGAATTATATGTTGGCGCAACTGCACCATCTGCATTCTAATTTATACATTTATACGGGACCTTCGGGTCCCTTTTTTTTTATCTATGACTACACCAATAGCAACCGATACCGAACTATCCGCAGTTAATTCTATCTTGGGTAGCATAGGGCAAGCCCCGATAACTGAACTAAAAAATTCTTCAGGAGTTTTAATAAATCCTAATCCTGAAATTTCATTTATCTATAATATTCTGACTGAAGTCACAAAGGATATTTTAAATGAGGGATGGCATTTCAATACAGAAGAACATATTAAAGTTAGCCCAGATGCTAATGGGAACATAACCATCCCAGTTAACTATCTTCGCTACGACCTGAATGACGGTCAAGCAGATAGGAATATGGACCTCGTTAAGAGGAATGGAAAACTATATGACTTAGTAACTCACACCGATGTCTTTGACCATGACTTGGAATTAGATGTGGTGTACCTTTATGCGTTTGAAGATATACCTTCTGTCTTTCAGAGATACATCATCGCAAGAGCATCTACCCGAGCAGCTACACAGTTAGTAGCCAATAGTGAATTAGTAAAACTATTACAAGGTCAAGAGGGATTAGCAAGAGCAGCTCTCATGGAGTACGAATGCAACCAAGGCGATCACTCCTTCTTAGGTTGGCCGAAGAATAGTGTTTACAGATCATACCAACCTTACAAATCTCTTATTAGATAATGGCAAGTGTTACACAATTAGTACCTACATTAACTGGTGGCGTTTCCCAACAGCCAGACGAATTAAAAGTTCCGGGACAAGTTAATGTTGCAGACAATGTTTTACCTGATGTAACACATGGTTTGATGAAGCGTCCCGGGGGAAAATATATAGACTCTTTGAGTGATGGAACTCTTAACTCACATACCACAGGTAAGTGGTTCCATTACTACAGAGATGAGAACGAACAATATATAGGACAAGTCATAAGAAATACTGGTCAAGCTAATGACGGTCACGTCAGGATGTGGCGTTGTAGTGATGGTAATGAAATGACTGTCAATGGTAATGGTAAAGCTTATCTTCAACATACAAGTGATGAAGATATACAAACCCTTACTGTCAATGACTTTACGTTTCTGACTAACAGAACTAAGACAGTAGCTATGTCTAGTGCTGTTGAACCAACTAGACCACCTGAAGTTTATTTAGAGTTAGATCAAATTAAATATGCTAGTCAATATTCACTAAATCTATTTGATCAAGATGGTAGTCAGAACTCACACTATACAGAGGTTTCTACAGCTACAAGACTTAGTGTTGAGCTAGTTAGATCTAGTAACAACTACTGTGATGGTAGTGGAAACATGTCTTCTCATACTGCGAGAGTTAACAACACAAATAGATGTAGTGTTAATGATGCTAATGGAGATGACAGAGCACCTAATGTTGCGACAAGAATATTTGATATAACAAGTGGTGGAACTCTGGTAGATGACAATGCTGTATCTACTCAGGGTGGTACTGACTTTTCATATCAGGTAAACGTTTACAATGCTGCTGGTCAGTCAGGTCAAACTGGTAGAGCTAATCTATATTTCCGTATTACATGTACTGGTCAATCAACTCCAGTTGGTTCTGGAAGTAACGTTGAATATAGAACTAGATACTCCGTCACTAATGACCTCTTATATGGAGGAGAAGGTTGGCTAGAAGGAGACCATGTTTATGTATATATGAAAGATGGTTACTACAAAGTAACTGTAGAAGCTGTAAGCGTTTCCAGAATACAAGCTAACTTAGGATTGATTAGACCTAAACCTACTTCCTTTGATACTAAAACAGTAGTTACAGCTGAGTCTATTTTAGGTAGTCTTCGCACAGCTATTGTTGCTACTGGTAACTTCGCTGCCAACGATGTCAAGATAATTGGTAAAGGTATTTATATAACTAGACCATCTGGTAACTTCAACGCTACTACCACTAACTCACGTCTTATGAATGTCGTGTCTAATGAGGTATTAACTGTTGAGGATTTACCTAAGCAATGTAAGCATGGAATGGTTATACGAATAGCTAATAGTGCTTCGCAAGATGATGATTACTATTTGAAATTCTTTGGAAATAACGACAAAGATGGCGAAGGTGTATGGGAAGAATGTGTTCAACCCGGAGTTAATATTGAGTTTGACAACACAACTATGCCACTCCAACTTGTGAGAGATAGTAGTGGTAATTCATTTACTTTGTCAGAAGTTGCATGGGAAAACGCAGATGTAGGTAATACACATCCAACTGAAGGTACAAACCCAAGAGCTAGTTTTGTAGGAAAGGAAATAAATAAGATGGTTTTCTTTAGAAATCGTCTAGTTATGCTGAGTGATGAGAATATAATAATGTCTCGTCCCGGAAACTTCTTTAACTTCTGGGTTAAGACTGCTACTACATTCTCAAACATTGACCCTATAGATATATCCTGTAGTTCTACATATCCTGCAATCGTATATGACGCTATACAAGTAAACGCTGGACTTCTTATATTTACTAAAAATCAGCAATTCATGCTGACGACAGATAGTGATATTTTAAATCCAAGTACTGCTAAGTTAAATGCTTTAGCAAGTTATAACTTTAACTTTAAAACTAATCCAATATCTCTAGGAACTACTGTAGGTTTCCTCGATAATGCTAATAAATTTAGTCGTTTCTTTGAAATGTCTAGGATTTTAAGAGAAGGGGAACCGGATGTAGTGGAACAGAGCAAGGTTGTATCCCAGCTATTTGCTAAAGAGATCAAACTCATATCAAATTCAAGAGAAAATAATGTCATATTCTTCAGCGAAGAAGGTAATACTAAGCTATATGGCTATAGGTATTTCGATTCGGGCAATGAAAGAGTACTACAATCGTGGTTCAGCTGGACGCTCACAGGAACAATTCAATACCATTGCATGCTTGATGATTCTCTACATGTGGTTGTTAGGAATAATGCTAAAGATCAACTCCTTAAATTCCCTATCAAAATAGATGATTCAGGTAACTTTGTTTCCGGGACGGATACAGTACCTATTCATTTAGATCATGCACAGGAAACAAGTGGCTGGACATATGCCAACGGTAAGTCCACTAAAGCCAAACCTGTAGGGTTAGAAAGTAGTAGTCAACTAGCTGCTTTCGATAATTCAGGAGCTACTAATTTAGGTAGATACGGAGAGATAACTATCAATGGTTCCAATATGGAACTAGATGGGGACTGGTCAGGAGAGACATTTATTATTGGCTATCTATATGACATGAAAGTAGAGCTACCTACTATCTACTACACCTATCAATCAGGAGAGAATTGGAGATCAGATACTAGATCAGATCTTGTAGTACACAGAGTTAAGTTTAGTTTTGGAGATGTGGGAATATATAAAATTACTTTAGATAGAAATGGTAAAGATCAATATAATGAAGTTCGTGAAGTTAATGAAGCTAACCTTTTAGCTGCTAACTCTTCTACTTTCTTATCACAAGATTTTGAGACTATACCAACCTACGAAAGAAATAAGAATTTAAAGATAACAGTATCTTCTAAACACCCATCGCCAGCAACATTGCTGTCTTATCAATGGGAAGGAGATTACAACAACAGATCATATAAGCGTGTCTAATTACATACACCCAGCAACGTTGGAAGCTGCCATAAAGGTGGCTTCTAATTTGTTAGACGAGGACCGTAAGGAGATTACTGAGGGGCATGGACATGACCCTGAAAGTGCATTGATAGTTGGAATGAATAATTCTGACACAGTTTACTTTGAGGTACCAAACGGTGACATAGCTGGTATGGCAGGCGTAAGTCTAGATGGAAAGATCTGGATGTGCTGCACACCAGCTATTTATCAATACCCACATACATTCGCTCGAGAAGCGAAACGCTATGTGGAACGACAACCACACAAGTTGCTTTGGAACATCGTTGAAAAACGAAATAAAGTTCACATGAAGCTACTGAAATTCCTAGGGTTCAAGTTTCTAAGGGAAGTAAAATACGGACCCAATCAATTATCCTTTATAGAGTTTTGCCGTGTTAGGAGCAATCTTCGGGGGGCTTAGTAAAGTCGTTGGCGGTATAGCTGCGAGTAAAGCAGCCAAAGCCCGCAACAGAGCAGCTATAGAAAGATATGAAAGAGCAAAAGAGCAACGTAAGCGTACTCACTTTCAGAAACTTTCTATTTATTCTGCCAAGATAAATAAGTACCACACCGATTTAACAGAAAACGACCTAGCAGCTAACAGAGGTTACGCCCAAGCCCAAGCTGCTTTAGGTGCAGCCCAATCAAGAGCATTAGCTGAGAGCGAGGGTTTATTTATAAAATATGTCCAAGAAAAACTTGGAAAGAAAGCAGCCAGCGGAGCAACCGGAAGGTCTGCTGCCCGTATAGAAATGGTGGACTTTGCTGCGTTTAAAAGAGAGCAAGCAGATTTTGCTTACAAATTAACCAAATCTAGAGAAGCTTACGACTCCAACGTTGAAGCTATTAGAAATCAACAGAGATCTGCACGTAATAAATTATATGGAAATGTCATGTGGCAACCAGTCGCTGACCTACCACCAATCGTACCCCAGATGGAGAATACTTCTCTTCCTGTATTACAAGGTATCTTAGGAGCTGCTGCTGGATTTGCCGGTGCTGGCGAGACAGATACTGGAGTTAATACTGGAGACGCACCACTTGGCGGTAGAGGTGGGTTTGGTACTGACTCTCAATTTAGAGATTTTAGTGCAGGAGATTACGGAGCTGGAAGTAATTACATTTATAGTCCGGAGGGCTGGGATTAATGACTGATGCAAAGTTTGACCCTATTGATTCAGCAGATTATATAGCTCCTCTACAAGAGGGCTATAAAGAAATCAATCAGGGCATGAATAATTTCTGGGACCAAAATGTTAATGAGTACCAGAGAAGAGCTGAAATAGCTGGAAAAGATTTACAATCTCTCGCCAATATGTCTGAAACTCTTGGAGAGTATTTCTCTAAGAAAGATGAAGAGAGGAGAGAAGCTGATAGAGCTAAAGGTTATATGTGGATGCAAGAGAATGGTATTGGTCCTGATCAAGCCATGTCTTTTAAAGAAGCTGAAGCTAAAGCTAGAGAAGAGGGAACAATAATAAACGAAGAGATTTATAACTGGGAAAGACAAGGAGGAGATATCTGGACTTCTGAAGCTTTCAGAGATATGAATGCTTCTGAAAAATTAGGAGCTGTAAATGCTTGGGCACAAATGAAAGCTTCTCAATACAATCCAAAGGCAGTTACAGAAGGTGCTACTTCCTACGAAGATTACAATGCTGCTTTAACTAAATATAGATTTGAGTTCTATAAACAGTTTGGCGATATTAACCCAGCTATCTTAAATGAATATGTTTTTGGTACTGTCAGACAGAAAGATCAGACAAACTATTCTGAGTGGTATTCAGTCCGGGAACAGGAAATACAAACTGCTAGAAATGAAAAGTATGGCACAGAGCTAGAAGCATGTATCAGAGGTGGTAATGGAACTTCTTGTATCTTCAACTATCAAGATAGTCAATCTATCCATGGTTGGAATAAGGGTAAGTCTACCCGGGAAGGATTCAAGATCATTAAGGAAATGGCTAAGAATGGAACTTTAACCAAAGATCTATACGTCGAAATGCTCGCTGAAAATGCTGAGTTTGAACATAAAGGTCGTAAAGGTAAGGTTAAGTTCAACGAAGAGTTCTTAGAAGATATGGAAGAAATATCTGACCTCATCGACAAGAAAGATATTGACGACTTCAATACTTCTGAAGCTAATAAAAAGATGACTAACTCTAGGGAGTACACAGATCTAATAAATTCTTTTGAGTGGACTGATTACGGATTACATAAAGATCAGATGAAAAAGCTGAAAGATCTTAAGAAGAAACAAGAAAGAAGATATGGTTTCTCACATCCTAAGATTGATACAGCTCTTACTGGTTTTGGTCATAAAGAAAATTACTATAAAGAAAGAAAGAAAGAGTTGAATGATGCCATAATCAATGGCGAAGTTTGGACTCAAGAAGAAGCTGAAGCTCAGGGATATGAAATGCCAGTTCTTATGGATAAAGATATTCAGGATCTGATGAAAAACGTAGCTAATGCTAGATATAACTATGGTAAATATGCTGAAAATATAGAGACCTTAGTTCTTTCTAAAGCTGGAGTTACTAACGATACTAAGAGTCTTGAAGTAGCAGAGATAATTGACTTCTTACAACAAAACCTTAAGAAGAGTATGATTGCTGCTGCTATTGCAGACCCAGATGATAAGACTATTGGTAACACTATCTTCCAAACTATAAAGAATGACTTTGAAGCTGATATAACTAAGCCAAATTTAAAAGATTCTATCTTCTTTAGGGATGGGAAATGGTCTTCTCCGCTGTCAATGAATGCAGAATTAACCACAGTCCTTGATGGAGAGAATAAAGAAACACTTCAGAAACTAAATAAACTTATTGACAAAGGATTTCAAGAGTCTGTAATGGCTCCAAATACTTTCTTCTCGCCACAGCAGTTAATGGATTATGGCGAGCAGTACAATAAAGGTAATTTTGTAGTACCAGCCAGAGCTAATTACATAGCTAGAATGTTTAACTATAGAGGTCCTGATGGAGAGTTACTTACTGGTTTAGATGTTATTAATCATCAGCGTGAAGCTATAGATTTAGAACCATTAGAAAAACCTAATGTATTAACTAATATTGAAAAGCTTGATAACTTATCTAAAGATCAACTTCTCTACAACAAAACTGATTCCTCAGTAAACAGAGTAGTAGGAGAGAACAAAGAGGTAGTAAAAGAGTTAAGTACATCGTTGATGCACCCTGTAATCGTAGAGTACTTAAAAGAAAACTCACACCAATCAGCTCAAAAGAATCCATCTCTTGAGGGTTTCTGGCAACGAGCTAGATTACTGGAAAACAAACTTAAGAAAGAATTTCCCGATCAGAAAACACATGGATTAATAAGTCAAATTAAAAAACAATCTACTGATCTTTATAGACAAGAGAGTAAAGAAGGTGGTGCTATCCACGGCTTCTCTCAAGTAGATAAAGAACAATGGAGAAGACAAAGATATCTAGACTTACTTGTTGAAAACCTTGGTCCAGAAAAAATAACTGAATGGGTTAAGGAACTAGAAGCAGTAAAAACAGAAACAGAGGAAGGTACAGAAGAAGGTACAGAAGAAGGAGTTAGTGATATTGACTTAACGATATCTATGGATTTCCTACAAGTGTATGACTTTGACTTTACTAATGTTCCACTAGATCTTGATGGAGGGCTATCGCCTTTCGATCAGAATCGTTGGTTCCAATTAGGTTACAAACATACAGGAGATTTGGAATTTTTAGAAAATCTAAAACGTCCTAGTTTTATGAAAACAAATGAATGAAGAAAATGATGAGGTAGTTTATCCAGAGGTTACTGACGAAGCGAAAGCATATCAACAAGATTTGATGTCAGGTTTCGACGTGCGCGAAGGTATGCGTACTGGCGAAATACCACAACCTACTACGGAAGGGGAAACTGGAACAACTACTCCAACAGCAGACACCTCCACGGAGGAAGTCGAACAAGAAGTAAAACCACAGGAAGAAGAAGCTACATTATTTGGCGAAGGTTTTAAAGATTCTTGGCAGGAAATGAATAAGTTTGATGCTAAGAATCCTTTAACTTGGAGTTACATCCCATCAGCAATGGGAGCTGGAGTTACAGACTTTGGAATTGATTTAGTTAATAAGATTCCAAATGTTGCAATACCTAAGCTTCCTAGATATGAAGATGAAACTCTTAACTTTGTAAGAGATGCGTCCGCATTTATTATTCCTCAGCTCTACCTTGCTAAATACTTTAAAGGTAAAGCAAACACGGCTCACGCCAAAGTTAAATGGAAACTAGGAGACGGTACGTTTGCTAGGTTCTTTGGTCCAGCTGGTATAGATGCTGGAGTTGGTGTCTTTGTAGACTCTGTGAACTCCAGAAATGAAACAGACCATAACTTAATGGGCACAATGAAACAAAGTTGGCCGAAGACATGGGGCTGGATACCAGATAATATGGCAACTTTGGATGATGATAGTCCAGATGTTAAACGTATTAAAAATATTAATGAAGGTG